GTGTATGAAGCGGTCGAAAGATAAACGGGTTGTAGCTGAATGTGTTGATGTTATGCAATCACGACTGCATGATAATGGCAGGATGCGGATTGTTGAGGTTGTGTGGCGGGATGCTTCTGATATTGGTGGGGATTGGGTTTCTCCTGAGGATGCTGTGTTGGAGCCTGCGGTTTCTTTATCTATCGGTTATTTAATTGCGTCTAATAAAGATTCTGTGACTTTGGCAGCTTTGGTTAATGAAACTCATTTTGCTCATGGCATTACTATTCCTCGTGGGATGGTAAGTGAAATTCGTGATTTGATTTAGTGCTTGTTTTTCATGCGTCATAGTGTATGCTTATACAATGAAAACTGGTAAAGGAATTAACCCCGGTCCTTACAAGTGTGAGATCAAGATTGCCAAGCCTTCTGGTGGTGGCCGTGTTGGTCCCGGTCGTGTAACTGGCACCAATCATCCCAAAGCTAAAGGTGGCAAGTAATGGCTATGAAGAAGATGGCTAAAAAGGCAGCTAAGAAAAAGGTTGTTAAAAAGGCTGTTAAGAAAAAGGTTGTTAAGAAAGCTGCTGCAAAGAAGGCTATGAAGAAGCCTGCTATGCGTCCTGCTGCACCAATGCCCGCTAGCCCGATGGGTGGCGGTATGGGTATGGGCATGGGTGGGGGTATGGGTTACTGATGCCCCCTCGTAAAAAGGTTGAGATCGTGGAGGAACCTTTAGAGGCCCAGCCTCCCGCTGGTATTGTTTTAGAAGAACCTGTTCTTGGTGGTGAGGCTTCTGATGCTGAGATGCAGCGTCTTGTTGCTGCTGCTGAGAAGATTGCTTTAGAAAATGAGTTGGCTAAGTTGGATGATGAGGAAGATGTTCCGCCTCCGGTTGAGGTGGCTTCGAAGGTCGTTCAAGTAAAGCCGGGTTCTTTTGTTGTTTTTGTTTTGGATCGCAATATTATCGAGGATCTGAGACTTTCTGGTGTTGGGACTAATACTTTGGCTATGGGTGATCCTGCTCAGGCTTTGGTTATTAAGTCTTATGCTGATGGTTCAGCTGATTTACGTGTCTTTGTTGATGCGGAGGCTGTCCCGTTGCGTCGTGGCGTAAAGCAGATTCTGAAGCCTTCGGAGTTAACTTTAGACCACGTTAATTTTTTTTATCTGGAAAAGTAATTTCCCTTTTATGAAAGGTATCTAATGGCAAGTCGCTCTGCGGTTTCTTCACATGACGTTACAACCTCTGCCGTAGTGCGTGCTAACAAAGCCAACTACCACGGCTATTCATTGCGTGCTGGCGCTTCCGGCGCAACGGTCAGCATTTATGACAACGCTTCAGCAGCTTCAGGGACTCTTCTTGATGTTGTGACTATTGCTGCAAATGCAACTGCTTCTGCGTATTACGCAGTTGAAGATTCTGCTGGTGGTCTTCGTGCTGTTAATGGTATTTATTTTTCTACGAATAACGCAGTCACGGGGTCTATCCGGGTTGCTGAGTAATGGCTTCCCGCAAGAAACCGGTGTGGGAAAAGCCTGCGCCTAAAGGCCCAAGTAAGAAGTTAACTTCTGCACAGAAATCTGCGGCTAAAGCTAGAGCTAAGAAAGCTGGCCGTAAGTACCCAAACTTAGTTGACAATATGGCGGTAGCTAAGAAGAAAGGTAAATGAGATGGCTAAGTCTCCTGCATGGCAGCGCAAAGAAGGTAAGAACCCGGCTGGTGGACTTAATGCTAAGGGTCGTGCGTCGTATAAAGGTGGGACTCTTAAGGCCCCTGTTAAGTCGGGGGATAATCCGCGCCGTGCCTCGTTCCTTGCACGTATGGGAAATATGCCCGGACCAGAGCGTGATAAGAACGGAAAACCTACACGTTTGCTTTTATCGCTTAATGCATGGGGAGCGTCGTCTAAAGCGGACGCAAAGGCTAAGGCAAAAGCTATTTCTGCTAGGAACAAAGCTAAAAAATCTAAGGGGAAGTAATGCCTAGCTCTAGGGGTTTGTGACCGAGCAGGTCAAGTTCCAGAAGGTAAACGCCGACCGTTCTAGGTCGGCTTTGTCGCGTCGGCAGTCTTTTATGGAATCGTTTGAAAGCGAACGATCTATTGACATTGCTTGTGCTGCTGCTGGCATTGCTCGTAATACTTATGCTCGTTGGCGTGAACGGTACCCTGACTTTGCTCATCGGGTAGACGAACTGCGTCTTGATGCTGAACACGCTCCTAAAAATGATAAATGGGAAAACGGGTTTGCTGCTTTCCGCAAAAAATATTTTGGAATGAACTCTCCGTGGTTCCATTTAAAAGCTATTCACGCATACGAGCATACGGCTGCTGGCAATATTACAATGATCTTGTGGCCCCCGGAACATGGCAAGACCACACTCTTTGAGGATTACGCAACCTACAAGTTGGCGGTAACTCCTGATTTTCGTTTTACGGTTGCTTCTGAAGGGCAGCCTATGAGTCGTAAGATTCTTCAGCGCGTGAAATCTCGTATGTCTCCTGCTGGGCCTTACCGTGAGTATGTGGCTAAGTGGGGTCCGTTTGAACCGCAGTCAGGTTCGTCTTTGTCTCAGCCTTGGCAGGCAGATTATTTTTCTGTGTTTAAGAAGGGTGGGTTCGACGAGCGTGATTATTCGATGGTTGGCCTTGGAATTGGTTCTGCTATTGCTGGTACTCGTACCGATCATCTTCATGTGGACGATGTTACGTCCCTAAAGAATTACAATCAGACAGCCAAGATTGTTGAGGTGTTTCGTCAGGATTGGTTGTCTCGTCCGGGTGAGCGTGGGCGTACAACTATTAATGGCACTCGTGTTGGTGAACAGGATTTTTATGAAGTTCTGATGGATCAGTTTGGTCCTGAGGTTATGCGTGTCATTAAATTACCGGCTCTTGTTTTCAATGAGTTGACTAATGAGCATGAACCGTTGTGGCCTTACGATGAAGAGACTGGCGCTGGCTACACAATGGAAATGCTTGAGCGCACCCGTATGAAGGTTGGGGAAGCTGCATGGGCTAGGAACTATATGCAGAATCCTTTGGTTGCTGGTGATCGTACGTTTACTGATGATCATATTGTTTCTATGATTAATCCAACCCGACGTGTACAGGATCGTGTACAGGGTGGGGCTGGCATTGTTACTCTTGACCCTGCGCTGGGTGGTTTCAATGTGGTCATGGGTTTAAACATTTCGGATGGCAAATTAAAACTTGTAGATTTGTTTGAGGATCAAAGGTTCACTTCTTATGAGCAAGTTTTTGCTCGTTTAGAAGAAATGGTTTTACGTCTATCCAATGACGGCATCCCCGTTACAGACGTAGTTATTGAAGCAAACGCTTTCCAAAAAGGCTTATGCTCTGACCGTCAGCTTCTCAATATGCAAGATCGTTACGGATTTGCTATTAGATCCCATCTTACAAACGACAACAAATATGATGAAGAAATTGGGATTGCATCGATGGCACGCGATTGCCGCTTAGGTTTAATTGATTTACCGTATGCTGAAGATACTTACACCCGTCACATTGTTGACGAACTTATTGACCAAATGAAACGCTGGCGACCACATATCAAGGGCGCACGTTTACGACAAGACCGTTTAATGGCATTATGGTTTGGTTGGATTTTATGGAGGGAACGCCGAGGCTCAGAGTTCTTTAGCTCGGATCAATTCAATTTTTCTGGTATGCCCTACCGACCAACTCATAGCGGACTGATTGTCCCGATTGGAGCAAGATGATTACATGGGATGACGTTGTTTCGATTGTACGCAATCGGCAAATGAACAATGGCGAACTATTAGAAAAGATGATTGAGGTTCGTCGTCGTTACAATTCGGATTGGGTTATTCCCTATGTTTCCGAACACGACGATGCAGTTCTCCCGCCAACGACCCCTGCGCTTATTGCTGAAGCTATTGACTTCCTTGGTATGCGGGCAGCATCCGTAATGCCATACATGAACTCTCCTGCTATTGATTCTACTAAAGAAGTTGGTGTTCGCTCACGGGAATACGGAGCTATTCGGCGCAAGATTCTTGGTGCCACCCATCATCAGTCTAAGACCAAACTCCACATGCGCCGTGCCATGCGTCACCTTGCCGGGTATGCAACAGCATCCATGATTGTTGTACCTGATTTTGAGACTTCTTTGCCACGCCTTGAATTACGTGATCCACTTAGTTCTTATCCTGAACCTAAAGCCGCCGAAGATTTATCGCCACCAAAAAATTGTGCATTTGTTTATTCTAAGTCTGTTAATTGGTTGCGTTCTAACTATCCACAAATTCGTGATTGGGTTGCTTCCGCCCAAGCTACTGGTGAAGAAATGTGGGATGTTGTTGAATGGGTAGATGAGGAAGTAACTATTATTGGTATTCTTGGTCCACGCGATTGGGAATCTCGTACTCTTGGCGCATCAGGCGCAGTTGTGCAATCTATGGAATTGCATCGTTGGCCAAACCCAACCGGTGTTTGCCCTGTGTATATTCCGGGACGTGTGACGTTAGATAAGATTATTTCTCAGATTGCTAATCTTACGGGGCAGGTTGATTTGATGGCGCAGTTGCAAGCGTTGTCTATTGCTGCTGGTGAGAAAGCTATTTTCCGTGATCGTTTCATTATTGGTGATTCGATTAAAGCTCCGCAGCTTGTTGGTGGGCAATGGAAAGATGGCCGTACCGGAGAAATGAATATTATTCTGGATGCCAAAAATATTGGTGAACTAGCAGGCACCCCAGATCCAACTACCCAGATGATGATTGACCGCCTTGAACGCAACGTCCGTATCGGCACAGGTCTTGTCCCCCAAGCCGGTGGCGAAACCTATGGCGCTTTACGTACGGGCCGTGGCATGGATTCCATGATGGGTACTGCCGTAGATCCCCGCATCCAAGAGATGCAAGAAATCATGGAAGTTGCCTTAGAGCATGTGAACTTTGTAATGTTTGAACAGTACAAAGCGTATTGGCCAGATAAAAAGTTTACGATGTTCAGCGGATGGCCCGGAGATAAAGGCACCGTTGACTTCACTCCTAGCATCCATATCGAAACATCAGACAACGTAGTTGCCTACACCATTCCCGGTTCTGATGTGCAGGGAACAACCATTCAGCTTGGCCAACTCCTTGGCATGAAAGCAATTAGTTTGCACACGTTGCGTAGCCGTCATCCTTACATCGATGATCCTGATGCCGAATCTGCACGGGTTGAAGAAGAGACTATTGAGGAAGCGTTACTTCAGGGGCTTGCTAATCAAGCTGCGCAGGGTGCAATTCCTGTAACGTATCTTGCGATGATTGAAAAGTATCGTCGGAAGGAACCTGATTTAGTGCAAGCTATTCTTAAAGCGGATGCGGAGATGAAGGCAGAGCAGGCAAAGATGGCTCCGCCTCCGGGTGAAGGTCAGTTTGCTGCCCCTGAGCAAATGCCGGGACTTGCTGGTCCTCCGCCTGTACCGCCGGGTATGCCACCTCCGGGACCACAGGGTGGGCCTCCGCCCCCTGAGGGCCAAGGTGGGCCTCCTATGGCTCCACAGGGTCAAGGTGGAGCGCCGCCTGATATCCAACAGCTTCTTTCAGCTTTACAAGCTCCCCCTCCGGGAGCCGCATGACCGACAACGATTTAGGTTGGTGGATTATCCACGGTGACAATTTGATGACTGCTTTGCATCTTGTAGCGCAAGGCGATGATCCTGACTTGGTTTACGCAGAAATGTATGCCAACGCTGAAATTGACGATCAAAGGGAGACAGATGCCTCGGAAGAGTAAACAACAACCAACTTCTGTTACAGCGCCCGGACAGCCTTATGGCATTGCTGGCGAGCAACAGGCTGCTATGAACATGGTTCCTTTGCCTGATACGCAGGTAACGGGGTCAATGGATGCTCCTGTAGGGGCTGCACCTGATGCTGGTGCGCCTATGCCTGCTATGGAATCGGCTCCTAATTCTATGGAGTCTGCTATTCAGGCTGCTTTAATTTCTCCTTCTCCTGATGCAGCAGCTTTTTCTGCTGCTACTAGTCGGCCTAATGAGTCAATTTTTACTCCTGCCTCTATGCCGACTGCTCCGCGTCCTAGTGATGTAGGGAATATTTTGCGTGCATTGGCTGAAGATGCCGGTGGCGATCCCGTTCTTTCGCAGCTCGCTGCCCAAGCAGATCAACAGAGGTTGTAATGCCAGCACAAAATATTACGCCAAAACGTTCCAGTTATAATGCAAGTCGTATTTCTGGTTCTGCAAACGCAAATATTTCTGCAACTAAAACAGACGAAACTACTCGTCGTTTTAATCTATTAAAAGAACAAGCTCCCGAATTAGGGGGAAACGTTCTTTGGAATTTAGCAAGCTCAGGTCAACCTGATGCGATGTTGGTTGAAAGCGCCGTCCGTGCTTTAGATTTAGGACAAATTAAAGCAGGTATTGAAACTCTTAAACTTGAACCTATTGAACAACAAAAAGTTCAATGGGAAAATATGTCTAATGCAAAACAACAAATTTATTTAGACAATGGATATAGCGTTCCTAAAGAGTCTTCTCCTTGGTGGAAGTCCGCTTTAGGAACTGCTTTTTCTCCGGTCAAAGCGGGTCTTAAAGGTATTGGTGCAGGTATTGCTGCTATTGGTGATACTCCTATTGGTACCGGCGTTAGTGCTATTGGTACTGGTATTGGCAAAGTTTTTGATTTTGCAACTTTTGTTCCAGACCAAATTATTAATCGCCCTTATCGCATGGCAGTTGATGCTTCTGGACAAAACCAAGAAGCTCGCCTCGATTTAACTTTTGAAGAAGCACGACAAAGTTTAGAAAAACAAGGTGTCTCATTAACGGATTCCGATTGGGAATATTTAAAATGGAAATATGTAGAAGTTAACGGTTTACGCCGAGTGCAATATGGTTACCAAGGCGCTAACCCGCAAGAAAATGTTATTTCTCGAATGATGGTTAGCGGTGTCCCCGGTGGTGGAACTGCTTTGACTGCTTTGGATATAGCAAGTGAAATCAACCAATTCGCTGATGTGGCACGAAAAATCCCCGGATTAGGTCGTTTGATCCGTGATCCTAAAACAGAAAATCCGTATGATCAACGTGAACGCAGTTCAGGTTCCGGTATTTCTGATTCAGTTTACGAAATGTTTAACAATGAAGTTAAAAAGTTTTCTGAAAACCAAGAGTACAATTTAAGTGCATGGAGTACATGGAACCGTGCAGGTGATGGTACCCAGTTAATTGATCCCACAAAACAAGTTGAATCAATTGATAAATTGCGTGCAGCCGGTTTAGATAATGAAGCTTTTGATTATGCTTTGTACCGCGCTAAAGGCCGTTCGCAAGATGAGTGGTTAGAAGAAGTCGAAGGTATCACCGCTACTGATCCTGCTTATGAGCAACGACGTTTACAACTTGCGCAGGTTTGGGAAGGCCAAGACGCGTTTAAAGAAGTTGTTAGCGATCTTTCTGCTAGCGCTTCAAAATATTCTATTGGTCGTGGTTATGCCTATGCCGCTGGGTTGGATGAAAACTCGGCTGCTTTTACTGCTGTTTCTGGAGCTGCTGACGCTGCGGTTATTATGACTCTTGACCCTACTTTGTTTTTAGGCAAAGCAAACAAAGTATGGCGTGTTATTCGTAAGGGTGTACAACTTAGCGATATTGCGCGTGTGCGTTGGTTCGCTACCGGTTTACGTACTAGCGAAAACATTTTAGATGTTCCAATTATCCAAGGCGTAGAAAATATTTCTAAAGTAGCTACGGCTACTTCTTCTATTGATGAAACATTTTTTGCTTTGAAACCTGTTTTTGATCGTTCAGAATCTTTAACTAAAATTGAACCGCTTATTGATGAAACGGGCAAAGTAACTGATTTTGCTATTGATAACTACGATAGTTTGAAGACTCTTTTAGATGATGCACAAGATACTTTGACAAAGAAAAGAGATTATTTAGCAGGGCCTGAACCCGAACCAGAAAGTGTCGGTAGTCTTATTCGTGAATTCGATCCGAACCAAATTGAAAAAGTAAATGAACAATTAAACGGAATCGAAATAGCTAAACAAATTCTTCTTCGTATTCCACCACCGGACGATAGCGTTCGTACGCTTGGTCGTTCGTTAAGCCACGCTCGTGTAAAACAAGCAGAAAATTATAATCGATGGATTGATACTGTTACTGACGGTTTCAAAAAATTACGTAGCGCCGCTGATGCTGAACAAGAAGGTTTTATAATTAACGATCTGATCCGTAGTTTGCCTAAGGGTCATGCTGTTATAAAAGAATTAGTTGACTATGACCGTGCACTCATCAACCGAGGTTTTGCTGGTTTAGATGATTACGACAGCGTATGGGATTTTATTGAAGCTAACCAAATGTTATGGGGTGCAGGACGTGGCACCGGTCAAGCCGTAAAAGGTTTTGGTAACGGAACTAAAATTAAAGATAGCTGGCGTTTGTTCAGCAATGGCGCTGAATCTGCGGTATTGGACCGTAACTCATACACCATGCTTCCTGATTTAACTAAAGCAGGAGCTTTTAAGCAAAAGGTTGCTTATCGTTCTGAACTTGCTTTAGAACAAATTAAAGACTTAAAAAATATTAATAAAAATTTTGATGTAGATGTTCCGTTTGCTACTGAACTTGCGGTTCGGATTGGATCAAAACCTGCTCGTATGACCGCGGCTTTGCTTTGGAATTTGACTCATCAGGTTCCAAAGGGCGGGCAAATTTTTTCTTTGGATTCCGCTGATGCTGTTGCTGAATTTCAAAAGCTTTTGAACTTTGGTGTTTTTGCAGGGATGAAACGTAAAGACCAAGATATTTTTATGGGCAAATTTGTTTTGGGCATGGGAGAAGATAATGTTTCACGTTGGATTTTTAATGGGACTATTAAAGAGGGAGAAGCAGCTTATAAAGCTTGGCGTGATCTTCTCAATAGTTCAGTAGGCGATCGGCTTGTAGATGCTTTACGCACATTCCAAGGCACAAAAATTAATCCTAACTTTGCAGCTGTTGAACGAAGTGCATTAGAAGATATTTTTCGTGAAACAGGACAATTAACAGAATATGGAATTGAAAACTTTGATGAACTCCATGCAATTGTAAATGAAGTTTTTAAATCAAATTTGGATTTAGCTGCTCGTTTAACAGACTCAGGGACAGTTACTTCTCGTTTTATTGAAGATGGTATTAAAATATTTGGAAAACAAGTTGAAGCAAATGCCCGTGCAGGAACAGTCGCTTCTCGTTTCTTAGTGCAACGTTTATTTATGGAAGACCTTTTCCGTCGCACGGGGATGTATGACGTACCTAATGCTAAAGAAACCGTTGACCGTTTTCTTAATCAAATTCTTAGTTCCCGTTACGCTATTAATGATCTTGACAAAATTGGGGTTGGCGAAGCGACGCAACGTGTGCCTTTGTTGCCCACGGCGCAATATTCCGCTGAATTAGCAATTCCTGATTTTGTTAAAGACATTCAAAAAAATGCTACAAGACTTGGAGCCTTAGCAAAAAGTATTCGTTACACCTTTAATACTGACATTGTTGAAACAGCAATGAGTACATATTGGAAACCGCTTACGCTTATGCGTTTAGGTTTTATTCCCCGTGCTGCTGGTGAAGAGTTCCTTGCTTTTTATGCGCGTGCAGGTATTTGGGCGCCTCTTTCTTTAGCTGCTACTCAGACTGCTGCTGATCGCCGCGGTTTACTTACTGGTGCTTTGAATATGCCGGGACGTTTAGCTACTAAAAAGTTTGGTGAATTAAGTCGTGCAGGTTTAGATGAAAATATTTGGAAGCTTTCTGCTATGGCTCCCCATGCAAATGTTTCTGATTATATTAAATCTGTAGCGGATTCTGTGAAAAGTAAGAGTGGTTTAAAGTTAAATCAAACTGATCATTTGGCTTTACACGCCGCTTATTGGACTGGAACTGTTGCAAAATCAATTAAGCAAATTCAGTTTAGGTTGTTACCAGATATTTTGAAGTCTGGTATTGCGGCTTCAATGACTGAAAAAAATGTTAATTGGGTTAAAAATGGTTTGTTAACAATGGATGGTTTGGCTGATACTGTTCGTGGTGCTGCTGATGTTGCTATGCGTGATGCTTATTTCCAGCAAGGTATTGCTTCTGCCCATGTTGATATTGGTCGTACTGCTGCTCCTAATCCTTTGGACGATAGTAACGATTTAAAGGTTGGCTTGACTGTTCGACCCAATGGTTATCAACCTGCTACTGAGACTGTTACGGTTCGTATGTCTCATGAGTACGAACCTGTTACTGATACTCATAATGCTACAAATACACAAATTTCTTATGTATATTCTCAGGCTGATCAGGAGCAAGTTTTAAATCCTGTTTGGGATGAGTTTGCTGGCGCTGTAGATGAATCTGTTTTGCATGGTCCGTTTTTGGATATGTTTAGGGATACTGAGTTTGCGGTTCCGCAGACTGTAATCGAACCCGAAGTTGTTTTAGATGAGTTTGTTCCTTCTGATCTTGGTTTAGATATTGATCTCGCTAATCCAAGTGATTTGTTGCAGGGCGCTCAAGCCGGTGAAGCCCCTGATTTGTTGGATCGTTATGTTGATGTTTTGCGTACACGAGCTGAAGGTGTTTCTGATGAAGCCCGTGTGACCGTCGATGAGTTTGGCAATCAAGTTGTTTTGTCTAATAAGTTACCTGAGTTTACTGTTGACGCTGAAAAGTCAATTAATGATCTTGATTTAATTGACCGCGAAGGTTTGCGGTTGGGTGCGCGTTCTCCTGAAGATGTTGTTCTTGAAGAAGGAACGCCTTTATCTTCTCGGAGCCAATACGTTTTAGATGATTTAGATATTAATGAAATGTCTGAAAAGGCTGTTGACTCTATTGTCCCGCAGCTATCCGACGAAGATTTGTTTGCGTATGTAGCAAAATCGGATGGTGAAGCAGAGTTTGCAGAGTTTCAGGGTCGCGATATTCCTGTTGATTCTAGCGATGTTTACTTTGAGGAAGCTGTTCGTGCCGAGTGGGCTAAACGTGTTGAGACTAAAAAGTTTACTCCAGAAAATATTGTAGATGCAGCAAACAAAAGAAATGTTTCTTCTCCATACGGTTTGGAAGAATACGCTTACCAAGGTGACCGTACCGCAGGTGCTAGCGTAAGCGACGAATTAATTAATACACAGTATGAAGCTCAATATACTGAAATTGTTGAACAACTTTCGGATAAAGAACTTTTGCAGTTACAAGCTGATCGCATGATTAGGCAAGAAATTCTTGAAAATCAGCCTAAAGATATTCCGTATAATGTTGAAGACGATATTATTAGAAGTGAATGGCAACGTCGTCAAGCTGCAAAGAAATTTCAGCCTGAACAAATCCGCCAGTATCTTGATGAATTGCGTGCAGAAGGTAAATTGGGACAAGAGCCTTACGATCTTGTAGAAGAACTTGTACCGGCCCAAGACATTGCTAAAAAACCTTACAATATTCCTGCTTCTAGCATTACTCGTGAAAGAATCGTTGCCGATCTACGCCGTATGGCAGGTCGTCAATCTACACCAGAACGAAGCATTTGGTTTAATAGCGAAGTTCTTGAGTCCTCGGATGAAGCAGACAAACTTGTTGCTCTTGCTAATGTAATTTTTGAACGCGAAGTAGTTTCACCAGCAGTTGCTCAAGCAACCAGTAGATCGACTCGTACAAATACCGAAGACATTGTTGCGTCCGCTAATCGTTTCCGTGAAAAGTTTCTGCGTCTTCCTAAAAAAGACCGTGACCAAATCCATCGTTGGCTTCAAGGTACTGAACACGTTCCTAATGGCTCTGTTGATATTGAGGCTTGGGAAAAATTAGGTATGTTCGATGAAGGTTCTGTTTTAACTTCTGGCATGAAATCGCATTTGCAACATTCGCGAGTTAACGGTGATTTTCATACTTTAATGATGAGGGCTATAAGCGATCAAAGTGGTCCGGGTGGTAATAAAGATTTGTTCGATGTTTTAGATGTGTTGCTTCGTACAAATGAGCCACGTTACCGTCAGGCTCTTGTTAGCGAAGCTCCAATTCGTGCAGCAAAAAAAGCTGAGTTGCTTGCTTCTGCTAAACCTTTGATTTTAGAAGCACTTAAAGATCCGGCTTTTGCTAAACAGGTTCGTGGTAATCGTCGTTATTTGGTTAATAGTCGTACTGCTAAAAATATGGCTATTCCGACTGGCGAAAATTCACGACAAATGTTTTATGTAATGGTAAATGGTGAATTGAACGAACAATTATTACGTGCTTTAAGAAATGTGCGTGATCTTAATGCTGAAACATATGCAAGATTGATGGATGATTTGCAAGCATACGGATACGGACCAGAGATTAAAGAAAGCATTGATTTGATGATTGCTAATATTAATACAGAAAGTACACGCGCTTTGTTAGAAGCAACCGTTTTACGTGGTAGCGATATGTTGCCATTTACAAGCATTGGTTTCCTTGACCATGATCATGCCCGTGAAGTAGCTAATGCTTTAGAAGACATTTTAGGTACAGCAGCGTTTCTTCCTGCCGAAGAATTAACTCGTACTATTCGTGTTGGGGCAGCTAATACTGCTGTTGATGCCAAAAATATTGTTAAAATGCCTAACGCTAATTTTGCTCATCGTGCAACTGACGATATGTTGTTATGGCAAGCAAGACCATTAGATCCAAACGATTACAGACGTTTTGATGACGGAGGTCATCTCGACGATTTTGGTAACGCTGTCATCGATGGTGGAACTATTGATGAAAACCTTGATGCTTGGGCAGATGTTTTAACCCAATTTGTTGGTGATCTTTTCTTCTCTAAACGTGGAGAAGTATTGCATGAAGTTATTGAACCGATGCGTAGAGGAACATTCGGTGTAGACGCTATAGCTCAAATCCCTAGATCCGATATGCCCGCTGTGTTATACCGTCCCAAAGAATTTATTCCACCTAAAGAAAAACTTATTACAAAAGCAGCTTCAACTGGTTTCGGTAAAATCATTAACCCTGCCATCTTTGCTCTTGTACGTCATCCAATGTATCTACTTGCTTTCTCTAATGGCTATGAGTTTGCTCGTGCAAACAATCTACTTTTCCGCAATCCCGGTTTAGATAAGTTTGCTGATATTTGGTCTAAGCGAAACAAAGTCGATTTAGATGAGTTCCGTAATATTTGGAATATGATCCCTGAAGAAAAACGAGGGGGCATTTTTAGTGCTACCCAGTTGCAAGAACAACTTACAGATTTAGCTGCGTTGGATCGTTTTAGCCCTGAATCTACTTGGGTAAAATTCCTTGACGAAGATTACGTTTCGTCGATGACTAAGGAACAAAGGGGAGATACGGAATCTTTCTTGCAATGGATCAAGATGGATCAAAATGTTGAACGTATCAATGTTAGAGTTGCAATGGATCGTGCTATGGACGAAATGATTCCATACATCGACGACCATCAGGTCCGTTCTTTCTTCCAAGAATACGCACGCAACATCATGCCGTTCGAGTTTGCGCAAGAACAGTTCCTTAAACGCTGGGCAAGAACGGTTACATATAGCCCAGAGTCTTTCTGACGCTTACAACTTTTAGCTCATGCTTTCACTACAAACGGTTTTATTGAAGAACAGAATGGCCAAAAGTATTTTGTTATTCCGGGTACAGAAACTTTGAATAGTCTTCTTGCTTCGACACCGGTATTAGATAGTTTGTTTGGTGGCAATATTCGTATGCCAACAGCTATCCCTATGGGTATGAATACTCGTAATATTTTGCCGGGTATCCCTAATGATTTAGAGAACCTTCCTGCGTTTTCACCTATTGCTATGTTTGGTGTTGAGCAGTTATCAAATCATTTCCCAGAGATCAAACGAGTAGCTCAAGAGTTTAATGGTGGTCGTCCGATTGAATCTGACGACAACATTCTTGATGCTATTATTGATTTTGTTCCACAAAACTATCAGCGTCTTTATGCTGGCCTTACACGGGGTTACGCCCCGATGCCAAAGGGTATTGATGGCGAGTTCTCTCGTAATGCTATTGCTGCTATCCAGCAGGCCGCTGCCGAAGCTGAACGTTTACGTATCGAACAACGTGAATTAATAGCGCTTGGTAAGGAGCAGGAAGCTGCTGATATGCAACGTCGCATTAATCAGCTTGATCCGCCACCTAATGCTAGCCCAAGACAGGTAGAAGAATGGTTGGACAGTATTAAGGATTGGACTCGTGCAAATATGTTTGTGCGTGGGGCGTTAGGTTTTGTTTTGCCTACTACTTCTACAAACGTTTTTGAAGGTAAGACTCTTGCTAATGAGTTTGGTGTGTTGCTTGGTCAAATGGATTTTGATACTGCCTTGGCCACGTTCCTTGCTGAGCATCCTGATGGTGCAGCGTACACAGTATTTACTTCTAGCAAAAGTACTAAAGCGCCTATTCCTACTACGGAAAAAGCTATTAATTGGATGCGTGATAATAACGGTTGGATGAAGGCTTATCCTTTGGCTGCGCCTTGGCTTGTTCCACCGTCTAAGGGTAAAGATGATTTTGTGCAGCAGGCTTGGACTGATGCTTTGGGTATGGGTATCCGTAACATCAAAGATGTTAATGAATGGTACGGGGACTTTAAGTTTGCTGCTGGTGCTAATCGTTATTTCCCGATGAAGGAAGCTTTTGATTTAGCTAAATCTCAAGCTTCTACTTCTAGGGAAAGACAAGCTATAGAAGCACGCTGGCAGGCTGAATCTGAAATTATCAAAATGCAACATCCTTTGTTTGCTCAAAAACTTGAAAGTATGGTTTCAACCGAGGCCGATACAACTATGCAAGAGTTGCGTAATGTGTTGGCTTTACCGGATAGCGAGTTGCCAGATGTTGAACAGATTGATGGTTTGCGTGAGGCTGTAAATTCTTGGGATGTTTATGTTTCTGAATATTCTTTGTTGGCGGGCAAAAATAGTAAAGCCGCTCGCAATAAACGTGAAACTTTAAAAGTTTCTTTTATTGAGTATGGTAAAGATTTTCTTTTACGCTATCCAGAAATGCGTACGTTTTGGAATTCTATTGTTCTTTCTTCTTTGGATTTAGTTTCTAAGAAGAAAATTCTTGAGAATGGAGAAATTTAATGGGAATCAGAGTTAGAGAAGATGGCACACTTGATCTTTATGGAGAAGACCCTAATAGCCAAGTAACAACCGGTCAAACCGATCCTCGTTCTGGCCAAGTTGAGACCGGTGACGGTAGTGCTGCACAACCGCCTGCGCAATCTACCAATCAGAGCGCGCCAATTTATTTATGGAATCCCAATGCTTTAAACACTCAGGGTCTTTTCCCTAAACGTTTCCCTTCTACTGTTAAATCAAAACAGGATCTCATCACGTTGATTCGTGATGGTATGAGTTATCAAGAGAAGCTTGCGTTTAAACGGAAAATGTGGTCTGCGGGTTTTTACGGTGCTGAAGATCCCGGCGCTGTTGGTGCCGATGAAAATAACAATCCTACTTTTGGTTATGATTTTGGTGCTAGTCTAAAAGGCAATTGGGATGCTACAGATGAAAAAGCTTTAGACGAATTAATTAAATCTTATGGAACTGAAAATACAAATGTTGGTCGTACGGGCGCAGCCATTGATTTAGATACTGTTTTTACCGATAAATTATTAGAACAAAGTGTACAAACCCGTGCGGATTTAATTAACAATTATGATTTACCGGGTTTAACTGTTTCTTTGCAGGATTGGGCATCTAAAAATATAGGTAGACGATTGAGAGATGAAGAAGCTCAAGCTCTTTTGCAGCAAACTTTTTCTTTTGATGAAACTGCTAGTGGTGGAGGTTCAACAACCGAATGGTCAGCGCAAAATACTATTGCTGATCCTTTAACAAAACAACAAATTGTTAGTGGTGGAGGCCCTGATTCTAGCGCTATCAATTTTGGTCGTGGTTTAGCTTCTACTTATAATTTAGTTGTTGATACCGGTTTTACTACTACTCCTAAAATGATTGGTGCAACGTCCGAATTCGAAGAAGCTTTTCAAGAAGGTCGTGCTATAAAGATTACTGGTGATCGTCAACGCATGATTATGTTGCATGAATGGGCTAATACGCAAAAACGGGACGATGGTATTTTTGAAAATGTAAGATTTGTTTATGAAAATAATTCTAATGAACCTTCTGGTTTATTGCTTTCTATGAGGGATGCTGCACAAATTCCTCCTATGGGATTGACTGGTTTTTCTTTTGGTCAAACTGGTTCCGAAATGGACAAGTTTCTTGATTCCGTTAAACGTCCGGGTGACGTGTACGCGTATTCGTGGGAGGGCGATGGGCCTAATCGTCGTGGTGCGTATGGTTTGAGTGACCAGATTTGGGAGTTTTATTCTAATCAGCTTGGTCTTGATTCTGGTGATACTTCTATTACTGCTCAAAATCGTGTTGCTCGCGCTTATGTTACTGATTTGTGGTCGCGCTATGGGAGTTGGACAGAAGTTGCTTTAGCTTTACGTGTTAATGAAGATACGGCTAATCGTCGCGCTGCTGAGCGTCAAGCGCAGGGTGCTGGTTATGTTGATGTTGTTACTGATCCTTCTGATTTAAGTTGGGCTAATGCGGCTGTTGCTAAAATGGGTGATTGGAAACCAATTTTAGATGCGCGAAATTCTGAGGATCTTTATTCTTCTATGTATGGAGATGATATGAATTATATTCCGCGAAATGTTTTTGCTGGTATTCCATCACCGGATCAAGCTGATGTGCGAAATAAAATGCTTGCGGAAAAACTTTATGGATCAGAAATTTCTGCAAATAATATTTTACGAAATGTTATGGAAAATGCTAGTTCAAGAGAAATTATTCCTTATACGGGTGAAAGGAAATGGAAACCATGACAGAAATACCTTTTAATTTTCAGAGAACAGTTAACCCTAGAGCGGGTAGTACAGGTTTAGGTTTTAGAACTGGTGCTGCTCAACCTGCAAATCCGGCTTATTCTGCCCCTAATCCTTTTGCTTGGTGGGAAGAAGAACGTGCAAAAGTCGGACGAGCTTGGATGGGTAGTAGTTTAGAAGGTTGGGAAAATGACGATGAAGTCTTATGGGCTACATTAGTTTTAAAACCTAATACGACAGCTTCTGTTGCCGATCAAATGAGAGCAGAAGAAATTCTTACTAAAAAACAACAGAGGCCTTCTAGCGGTGGTGGCAATAGTGGTCCTACTATTGCGCAAACTGCCGCTGGTATTAAGGCAGAGTTAGAAAATCTTGCCGGTCTTTTTGGCGTTAGCCCGCAGGACTGGTCTGAAGTTTCCATGCAAGCGGCCCAAAATAATTGGAACGCAGCAATGATTCGTGACGCAGTTGCAAACGCGATTACTCTTGAATCTTCTAAACGAGCTGGTTTGGTTAAGAACGTTATTACTAAAAGCCGTGATGTTGCTGCTAATTATTTTGTGCAAGTTGGTGACGAGGAAGCTTTGGGTTGGGCTAAACAGATTGCGCGTGGTGAGATGGAAGAAGAGTCAATCGTTGCTGGTTTACGTGATCGTGCTAAGGCGCAATATTATTGGTTGGCCCCAGCTATTGACCAAGGTGTTACTTTAAAAGAATATTTTCAGCCGCATCGTCAGACTATTGCAAAGTTGATGGAAGTTTCTGAGGACAGTATAGATTTTATGAATAATACTAAATGGAATAAAGTTGTTAGGTATATGCCCCCGGAACAGGAAGGTGTACGGGAAATGAATCTTGGCGA